CTAGAGATACTACCACGTTCTTGAGAGGCGATAATACTTGGACAACCGTAGCTGGCGGTGGCGCACAATCAGATAGTTTTGCAACAATAGCAGTAGCAGGACAGACTAGTGTTGCAGCAGATTCAGCTACTGATACGTTAACACTAGTCGCTGGCACCGGTATCAGTATAACTACAGATGCAGGCACAGACACTGTGACTATTACTAACAGTTCTAGCTCTGCTAATGCTTTTGCAACTATTGCAGTTACCGGACAAAATGATGTAGTAGCAGATAGTGCTACTGATACGTTAACGATCTCCGCTGGTACAGGTATTAGCATAACTACAAATGAGAGTACAGACACAGTAACTATTACAAGTACAGTAGCCTCTGGAGCCACTGCATTTACAGGATTAAGCGATTCGGCCGGCGCAACTATAGATCAAATCTACTTACCAGCAATGACAATGTTGTTAGTAACAAATAACGGAGCATCGGCATATAGATTTGATCAATACGGATCTACTGATAACCCAACAGTATATGCAATTACAGGAATGACTATTGCTTTTAATTTAAATGTAAGCGGCCATCCTTTCCTAATACAAACACCAGGCGGTATAAATTATAATACTGGATTAATTCATGTATCAACTGGTGGTACAGTATCAACTGGAACTAATGCACAAGGTAAGGTTTCTGGAACATTATATTGGAAAGTACCATCGGACATATCAGGTGGATACCGATATCAGTGTAGCGTACACGGCTCAATGGTAGGGCTGATTACTGTTAAAACTATCTCTACTCTTTAAACTTTAGAATTATTACCCGTTAACTATTCCCCAGTATCCTGGAGCGTACTCGCCTTCAAATGCTTTCATCCATTGAGTACCGTCCCAGCGATATTGGATACCTGTACGATAGTTTTGAATATAAGTTGGAACAGTAGCAGTAGCAGGATCCCAAACTTCAACCCAGTTAGTGCCGTTCCATTCAATAATACTGTTGGCTTTGATAACTGGGTCACTAAGGTCGAGATTCTTCCAGCCATCGGGTCCATCTGCATTTGCACTATTAGGATTGACATCGTCTAACATTAGATATCTAATCTCAGGTATATTTGCCTGTCCGTTAAATGTAGTAACAGGATTGAATCTATAAGGATCAATGATTGCATCTACATAAGTTTTGCCTGCAATAACAGTATTAGAAATTTGGTTAGGATCGTCTGCAAACGACACAGTTAGAATAGTTGGATCAGTAGGGTTAATATCAAATGTGCCTACCATGTCAAAGCCGCTAGCCTGCTTAAAGAAAATATGGTCTCCAGCTTTAAACCCACCGGTAGCTGATAACAAACTATTCCAATCAACTGGTTCACCTAACTTGAATGCTTTTTGATCTAACCCTTGTGCAATAACAGCAGCACCTGGATTGACTAGTGTAAGATCGTAAATATTATCACTGATATTACCAGTATTAGATTTAAACAATAGTACACGAAAGCGCAACGGATTAGTCTGGAAAGATCCCTTATCCCGATTAAATGCTAAATCTTCAAGATTAACAATATCACCGGCTTCTGTGAACACATTAGCAATAACTGATCTAACCACGCCTAACTTCTTGACCTTGGCTGGCGGAGATAACCATATAGGCATATCGAACTCAACAGAACAAATGTCAATGTCACTGTCAGTGCCTTGTGGTATTGTTCTAGAACTAAAATTAGTTGTCTTTATATTTAGAACGCTTAAACTAGTCCAATCAATATAGTTGTCCGTTGTTTGTAACTCAAGACTAGGATTAAACAATACCATAATCTGTTCAAATAATTGTAACTTTTGATCAGTGTTACTGGTCCAGATGTCTGCTTTCATAGACAGTGTGAACGGAGTAGGCATTAGCCGTTCGACGGTATAGTTGCCGCCTTGTGCATTTTGATAATCAATTGTACCGTCGATATCGTCATATCTACGTTCTCTAATATTAACCTTACTAACAAACGTAGCATCACTCATCCGACTCATATCCATGTCAACGCCACTGATATAACAGGCAATGCGAGGAACGGTAGACATTTTGTTTTCGCTGTTATCTTTAATAATACTAGCAACTTGCCTGGTCATATCTCCGTACAGCACCGGAACACTTAATTGATTGCCTTCTCCGTCTTGATACTTAAATCCTATAAACACACGCATGAATTGCGTTACATATCGTCTTATTTGTCCGTCATAAAAATAGTCGATGATTATACAGTAGCGTTAGCCACAGCCTCCTTAGTTAACCACACTCTTTTACCATCTATAACTTTCCAAGTTTTTCCAGTATAGTGCTGTGCTTTTAAATGTGCTTCTCGTTTTTTTTGTTTATTTTCTTCGGAACAGATTTTTCCTTTCATAGGCCCGCCATCTTTCCTTTTCCATCCGCTATCTCTTCCTTCTAATCTTCTCTGTAAATGAGCAGCTTTTTGAGCATCACTCATCCGTTGTTTACTCTCTTCAGAATGTAGCTTGTTGCCACCTGCTTGTCGAATATTAAACCCATTGTTAATAGAATCGTATTGATTCACATATTTTTCCTCTAACAAGTTTAATTCTTCCAAAGATTTCGCTTCTGCAATAACTTCAAATATAAATGATTCTGATCCGTATTTTTTTAAAGCATTGTGAAAGTGATATGTTCTTGGAGTATTCCTACTATCGGCAATATGTTCAAGCCGACGCCGATTTGGATTTTGTATAGTTTGCCCTATATACGCTCTTCCGCTTTCGGTATGTATAAATTTATAGATATACATTATACATCCGCCTGTGGTCTAAGCGCCTTGCTAAGGCTTTGTTTCTCTTCAACAGTATGCCCGTCGATGACTGCTGTATTTGTATTGTTAATAAATGTACCTTTCTGTGTTTGACGAACATCTTTACCTTCAAATGTATCGCCAACTCCGGTATCGCTAGCACCTAGATTGTTCATAGTCATACGCTGTATATCTTCCATCTTAACCCATCTTGTTCCGTTGAACCTAAACAGTCTGTTAGGCATGTAATCTTTTCTTAGGCAATACTGTCCGTCTACGCCTGACAGTGGAAATGCAATGCCAGCAGTAAACGGCGCGCCGTTTGAAGGAATGCCATCTCCTGTTAGGTAACCTTGGTAGCCATTGCCCTTGGCAGTTTGTAACATTGTGCTAGCTGTTGGCCCAACATATATTGGGTCGTTGTTGGCATCAAACAACAAGTTGCCATTAGCATCAGTGGCCTGCGTTTGCAAGCTAGCATCAATAGTTTCATTGTCAACAGTTACTAGATCAGCATTTCCGTTTTCATCCAGTTGAACAGTCCAGAATTTAGTAGTATCGTATCCGCTCTTAGGAGCATCTGCTTCTGCTTGGTTAAGAACTGCTTGGGTAATCTGCATTTCTTTTTCATACGTAGACATAATGTCACGTAAGGTAGTGGTAGTATCGTTACCATCTCCGTCAGCGAGACCGTTGAGAATGTCTTTAAATTCTTGACTGTCTACTAGTGGTTTACATTTAGCACGATATAGGTGCGGATACCAAGTTACTGAATATCCTTCCGCTGCACGATTGACTTCCTCAACAACGTAAAAACGTTTTAGAGCAAACTGCAAATCGTTAAGTGCATACTCGTCTTTTAAGTGCGGTAGCTCAATTACATCGCCCGACATAATTTTACGTCCAAGTTTTTCGACAGTATCGTTAATATGAAACGTCATGAATACTGTGTCATTTTGTAGAAATAGACCAAACTGACTTAGGTTAAAGTCAATGTCTTGAATATTATAAACACCTCGCAGCCTATATATATCCGGATCATACTTACGATCTCTATTTTCTAAGAATAGTAAATCTTGTATTTGTAAAGGATTGTCTGTGGTATATGCAGGAGTTGTCGGAGTAACTTCACTGCTAGAACCAGGTCCTATATACTTGTGAACAAGTACATCGACTCCGCCGACTTGGAACATTTCCCAAACGGTTTTATCGATGAATTTAAAATCATTGCCCTTTTGGGC